TCAGCAGGAGCATCAATGGCATAGCGCGGTGCCAGATTCGGTAAGCCAACAGCCTCCTGGAGTTTCTGACAGGCACCAAGCACTGAAGAGTTAGACAGGTTTAATTCCCGGCGCATAAAGTCCAGCAGAATCACACCAGCCTGCATCTTGTCAGCAGCCTGTCCGGATAATTTTTCCGGTGCGCTGGTTACCATGTCGAAAGTACGGATCACCTTCAGATGGAATGACGGGCTGATCCACATTGCATAGGCATACACCAGTTCCTTGCAGACATACGTTCCCCGTTCATTTCCCCCATGAATCACACTCACCGGGTCAACACCCAAATTCTGGGTGTTGGTCAATTCATGAACAAGCTCAACAGTTTGTTGGCTGGAAAGAAACTTTCCCGGCTCCTTGGTTCTGGCATTTGCACCAGATGCTACTGCTGCGCGATGCAGATCGTTCAGGCTGTAACGCCCATAAGCATCACGACGAACTTCAATACCATCAATGACCATCAGATTATTCATACTTCGTTTCTCCTCTTAATCAGGCGGCTGCACCCGCCGTTTTCTCGTACTTACTGATAGTGATCTCGACCTTCCCTTTCGGGATAACCGGTCCCCACTCCACCAGCATTCTTTTCACCTGTCTGTCGTCTTCCCACACACCCGCGTGGGTCAGGGCGTCAAACAGCGCCTTGTTATAGTTGTCCAGATCACGGATCCGGTTATCCGGCGGAAACAACACGATCTCCACTGAAGCAGGTGCCGACGTTGGTTTCGGCAGACGACGTAACTGCTCAACTATTGCTGCGCACGCCGCGCTCTGAAATTTTCGCCCCGCCTCGCTTATCAGGCTCTTACCAGCAAATGCCCCTTTGTTGGGGTGTCGCCAGTACGTGTTCACACTGGGCGGGAAAGGAAGGATCAACTTCATACTTTCAGGCCCCTCTCATGTAACCAGTGGGCTGCACGCAACCTGGCGCTCTCCTCACCGGCAAGCAGTGCGCGGATGATACCGACCGCTTCGCTGTCGTCGTCCTTCACTGCGGTATGAAGCGTGATCCCCCGGGCCACGCCACGCTTTATCGTGATGACGCCTTTTTTCTCCAGTGCGCGAAGATGCTCCACCGCTGCATTCACTGAACGGTATCCCAGCATGGTTGCCACCTCCTGATTGGTTGGCGGAAAGCCACGCTCTTGCTGGTAAGAAATCAGCATATCCAGCACCTGCTGCTGGCATTGAGTTAACGTCGTCATGCCGCCATCTCCCTGACAAGTTTTTCTGCCTGCTGGCGAACCTGCGCCAGAAACGCCTCACCACATGCCTCAAGTTCATCGCGCCCGATGTAGCTGATTGCCGGTCCCTTCCAGGTCTTGTCGAAAACAGCAATAGCACCAGCGAAGAAAGCGCCTGTCGGCACCTGCTTCTCGTCCTTCGGGATAAACCAGGCTGGCAGTTCAAAACCAATACGCCCGCGAATAAAAGCAATATGGTCTGCATCTTCCGGCCACCACACTTCGCTGGTGGCAGCTTTGATCAGGAAAACATAGCGCCCGCCTTTATCACGCATAGCACTGGCATGTTTCATGATGTAACGCATGCCGGTGATGTATTGCCCCTCATGCTGACTGGCGCGGCTGTACGGGGGATTACCAAAGGCAGCACCTTTAAGCTCCGCAAGACGTTCTGACCAGTCATGCGCCAGCGCGTTGTCTTCCGCAGTGTAATAAGCGGCACATTTGGCGTTATCACCATCAGTGAACAGATCCAGAACAAACGGGCCAAACAGGGTGTTAATTCCCCAGAAAATGTTGTCCGGCGTGCGCCACTGATCGCCCACTTCCTTCAGTTCATGGGCTGGTTTGTTCCGCAGTTCCACCAGCGCCTGGCAATATTTATTACTCATTAAGCCCCCACGTAATTCCCTGATAGATACCACTCTTCACCTGATGCAGCGCGCTTGCTGCTTTTCCGTAAGCACCGCTCACGACGCGCCAGAAAATTGTTTCGTTCTGGCTGGGAGTGGCTTTCACGGAATGCCGCCATCCACACGGTTGCAGCACGACGGTATAAGCCCCTTGACTCCAGTTCTTCAGCCTGGCGGGTCAGGCACAAAATCACCCGGGGATCGTTAGTGCCGACATAGAAATTGCGCACAGGTCTGGTTTCACGAACTGGTTGTGGTTCCGGCTCCTGCGCTCTCTCAGTCAGGCGTGGGAAATGTCTGCGTGTATCTCCTTCACAACGGTGAGCCACACGCCCACTCTGACGTAACTTGCTTGCAGACTGCAGAACGCGCTGCCGTGAGTAACCTGCAAAAGCATCCGCAATGTCTCCGGAAGTACACCCCGGATGGGCTTCAATGAATTTCTGAACTTCATTCAAAAGACTCATGATCACCCCCTGAATCCTACCGGGATCTGGCTGTAGTCCACGTTGTCGTAACTGGCTTTGAAGTACGGGTCTTCACGTTTTTCTGTGTGCGTGCTGACGGACGGCGATAAGCGCAGGGAAAGCTCATCCCATTTTTCCCGCAACTTCGACGGGCTGAGCACGTTACGGCACCAGAACGGATCACGGCTGACGCGGCTGTACATCTCGCAGATTTGTTTGTGAGTACGACCATCCTGCACACACATCAGGCGAATTTCGTTTGCCCAGGCTGTCCAGTTAGGTTCTTTGGGACGAACCACCTCGCCGTCACATTCGGCGGCCTGCTCGTACAGGGCGATGATTTTTTTCCAGAGCCACTGTGCGCAGGTCAAATCATCCTGCGTTCCCCACTGGCGCTTTTTAGGGCTGAATACAACCGCATCAGGATGGCGAGTTAAAAACTCCTGTTCAGCCGTTTGCGTGTCCGGTTGCGAAGCGTCCGGACGAGAAGAGGTTTTATTCTCTGTAGTAATCTCTGTTGTATTCTCTGTAAGATCATTGGGCCATTTTGACCCGATGACAGCGTGTCGTTTTGAACCAATGGATCGTGTCATTTTGCGCCCATCCATCAGGTCACTTTGACCCGATGGAGAAGTGCATTTTGACCTGATGGATTCGTTCACTTTGACCTCTTCTAAAAGCTCACTTTCATAGTTGATCGTGTAGAAGTTGGTCATGTCACGCTTCGATTTATTGAGTTGCTCGCGACGCAAAACCCCAAGTGATTTCAGGCTTGCAAATGTGCGTTTCAGAGTGGACTCTGACCAGAACGGAAACTGCTCCAGCCACTGTTCTGTCGTGTTATAAACCCAGCGAATTCCGCCATGCTCAGTGCCTGAATTCGTTTCATTCAGCCAGTAATGAAGCTGCTGCAACACAATTGCCTCATTCAGACCAATACGGCATGCAAGATCACGATTTATCACAATGGGCTGGGATGTCATTAACAGACTCATGCCGCACCTCCGAGATGCTTCATGTTTTTTCCGGAGCGAAAGGCTATAAGCGGCATACTGACGCGGTAATTACGACCCAGCGGTTCACAAATCACCTTCTGACATTCACGGTCCACCAGGCTAACACGTAGAACATGCCCTGCAGGCGTGGTGTACCACTGACCGGGGCGAGGACAACGGAAAGTCTGATTGGTAAATCGTTTGAAAATATTCCGGATCATTTGCGCCCCCTTACCTCTGAAGAGTTCAGCGACGAATGAATAAGACGGGCAAGAAATGCCGCATCGTTAATTCGGTCATACAGACTTACAGCCAGAGGTGATTCAGCTTTTTCCAGCATGGGATAAAGCTGCTGCAACCAGACCTGATGAATTGATGAAATGTAGGAATAGAGAACACTGGCGTTATGTGCAACGTCGCTCGGTACAGCGGGCTTTGAAAGCTGTTTCTCCATCTGGTTAAAGGCATTGATGTATGCCTCTTTGAACTGGGCAGCACGTTTACCCGTGAAACCCATAGCAAGAAACGCAAAGCCATCGCGGGTTATTTGATAGCAAGGTAGTTTGCGAGTACCGCCGTTGGGCTGGCGTACCAAAATTGATGTCTCCGCAAAATTGCGGGCACAAAACTCTGGAGAACAATCCAAAATGCGAATCTTTTTCAGAACATCGTCATGACGTTTAGAGAAGAAGTCAGCAACAGCCAAAGAAGATGTAACAGCCTGACCATCAACGATGGCAATTTCAGGTTGAGAGAGGGTTGGGAGAGTAGTCATAGTGACAGCCCCGGTAGTCAGTTTTTTAGAAAACTCACCACATGGGACGCCAATCACAGAGGTGGTGAGACGTACAGGGTTGGCGTTACCGGAGACTACCGAACCCGGCCCGACCGAAGTCGGCCCTGTACGCCCCACCATAATTTGGGCGTAGCAATGCTCATGACACGAAAAAACCGCATGAGCGCGGTTATGCTCAGTAATCAATTTCAGGACGCCAATCCCGGCACCCGCTTTATAAGGTGCCTGAACAGTGTAACGTCCCGGAATGGCAGAATCAATGTGCTGGTGGTCCTTCACACTCAACAAAATCACGCCTGAATTTCCACAAAGGACTAAAGCACTCATGCGGGTAGTCTTTGCGAAGATAGATAACGCGCTGTGTTTCTGGCTCCCAACGAATAACATGGACATAAAGCCCTCTTCCATCACGAAACCAGCGGTTAAGTTCCTGCACAACTCGCCCCCCACAGTCAGGTAAAGTTCTCTGTGGTTACTTACAGCCAGGTGATTTGGTAATCTGCATTCATGCCGTAACAACAGGTGTTCAGCGACACTGACCACCAGCTGTTGCGACAAACGGTTATTTGCCGTTAAACTGTTCATGCGTTAGTTTCTCCACAGACACAAAACGCCACGACGCCCGGAGCTGCACACTCGCGGGCGTTACTCTTTTCCGGCGCACAAAAAACACGAAATAACAGTGTTAAATGCTCCTGCCACTTCGCCATTACTTGGTAGCTGTTCTCTTCGATTTGCTCACGCTCAGCCTGGTCAATAACTCCATCAGCAGTTGCCTTGCGTAAGTACTGGGAATGCTTGCCAATCCATTCTATTGACTCCATCAGCCGCTGATTAATGTCACCATTGTCAATGTCATCAATGACCACCAGCGGCACAAACACCCCATTACTACGACGGGCTATTGCATCTGTTATATGCCTGGTACCACTGGCATCCTGTAAAACCATGGCCCACTCAAGTGGAAAAATTTGATCCCCACCGCTACGCAGTCTGTTATGCAATTGATCTTTTGCTGGGGTGATATCATCAGATTTATACAAACCAAGAATTTCTGCTGCTTCCTCATAGCCATGAGGTAAATCAGCAATCGTTCTTCGTATTGCTGCCACCAGCCATGCTGGTTGTTTATCAACTTTCCATTCAGGTTCTTTACCCACGGTTAATTCCTCATTTCTGTGGTGTTTTTATGCCGCAGCACTGTTAGTCTTTTGATATAAAGACACGTCAACTTTCAGTTTTCCGTTAGTAATTTTTTCTAACTGGTACGCTCGGCCTTCAGGAATAATCTCAGGCCACTCTGAAACAGACGGATGCTTAATACCTAGGGCTTCGGCGGTTTTACAAACTCCGCCGAAATAATTAATCACGTCGGATTTCCGCATTTCTGTCTCCCGTTAAATTACGTTAAGCAGAAATGTAGGATATCCAACATACCAATGTCAAGAATCCTACATTGGCATGTGGTAGGATTGCCTACATGATGAACATGAGTGATCGTATTCGCCAAAGGCGAAAAGAACTGAACCTGACACAACAAGCACTGGCTGATTTGACTGGTGTGAACCGTGTCACGGTTACTGGATGGGAAAAGGACGACTACCAACCAAATGGAGCCAACCTTCAAGCCCTAGCCAACGCACTTAAATGCGATCCTCTGTGGCTTGTTAGCGGAAAAGGCTCGCCTGAACCAAAGATAAATCTAAAACCTGAAATATTCGCAGTTAAAAAAGTCCCCCTCATCTCGTGGGTTCAGGCGGGTTCATGGACAATGACGGAGCCTGGTGTCAGGAAAGAAGATGCTGAAGAGTGGGTTTATACTACCGCCCTTGTATCAGAAATGGCATTTGCACTACGGGTCCGTGGTGATTCAATGACCAATCCCCTCGGCTCACCATCGATACCAGAAGGTTCTATCGTTATCGTAGAGCCAGATATTATTGATACAGAGTGTATTAACGGAAAAATCGTTGTTGCCCATATCAATGGTGGGCAAGAAGCGACACTCAAAAAATTTGTTGAGGACTGGCCGAACAGGTATCTCGTCCCACTAAATCCTAACTATAAAACTATTGAATGCGGTGAGAACTGCAGAATAGTTGGTCTTGTCAAACAAGTAATAATGGATTTTTGACACATCTTCCTCACTATCGCAAAACCGGGGTATCCCCGGTTTTTTTATGAGCCTATCTTTTTATGTAGGATAACCAACATAAACTCTTGACACTTACATGTTGGATATCCTACATTTGTTTTTAGAGTTGTGGTGAATGCGCAGGCTGATGCGCGAAAGACATTGCAGCTATTGCGGAAAAGAGCTGTTCGGCGGGGCAATTAAACGCCCGTGAGAGTCTGAAATAACCGCAAGCCGGAGATCAGCACCGGTCACCACAACAGCCACTGCTTTGGCGGTACCAGTTTGTACACTTGCTTCCGGCTGGTACCGCTCTTTTTACAAAACAGAGAAGAGCATCACCGGACGACGGGCTCATAACCCAATCCATCCGGGCGGCTGCCACCGCAGGTGTTCTTCTCTGTTTTGTGGAGAAACCAACCGACCTTGCAGGGTCGATATGATGAGGAGCAGCAAAATGGCTAGCGAACGCAGTACTGATGTGCAGGCATTTATCGGGGAGTTGGACGGCGGCGTATTTGAAACCAAAATCGGCGCAGTTCTCAGTGAAGTCGCTTCAGGTGTGATGAACACGAAGACCAAAGGTAAGGTCTCACTCAACCTGGAAATCGAACCATTTGATGAGAACCGTGTGAAAATCAAACACAAACTCTCATATGTTCGCCCGACTAACCGCGGGAAAATTTCTGAAGAAGACACCACCGAAACGCCGATGTATGTCAATCGCGGTGGTCGCCTGACTATTCTGCAGGAAGACCAGGGACAATTACTGACTCTTGCCGGTGAACCTGACGGAAAACTACGCGCAGCAGGTCATTAATATCGTTCTTAATTAACTGATTATTTATCTCATCACTGAATATCTTT